GGCGACATACATGTCCTCAAGCGTATTCATGTAGTCGCTGCGGCCATTGCTCCGCGGCGCATTACCCTTGATCCGGATCGGGCGAATGAGCGGCGTGGCAGTGATCGCGGCTTCCTTGGCCTTGTCGATCATATCGAGCGTAAAGGTATCGCCAGCGACCAGGAGGTCGTCGGAGGTTCTGTTCGACTGGCGGATGATCCGACCTGCCGATGGGATATTGACCGGGTTCAGCCCGGTATAACGCACGTCGGTTTGAACAGAATAGCCGCAAACTTGATTAAAGAACGCCACCGAATAGCGTTTGGCGTACCAGTCGCCGAGGCGGCTCTTCGCGGTGTTGCGCAGGTCCCATGGGACACGCTGTTGATCGATGGTGCGCCGGCTCTTGACGCCTGCAACAGCCATAAGCTCATTGATCACGAGCTGATCGCTGTAGGTGGTCAGGGCCTCGCCGTTGCCTTCCGCCAGCTGGTTCTCCGAAAAACCAGCCTGTGCAAGCTGCATGACGATCGCATAGGTGATCGCGTCACCTGGGCCCTTCGACAGCGCGTCTTGCATGTGGATGATGGAGTTCTCGTCATCGCCAATTAGCGGGGCGATAGCCGTGTATTTCAGTGCCTCGTAGTCAAGGACGCGCGACCACAATTTCACGGCCATCGCATCGTTGACGGGGAATGAGGTAGTGGCCATGTGGCACCCCTGCGGTCGCGCCAGGGCCCATACGGGGCCCGTGGCACATTTTGCGATATGCGTGAGGGTGCAGTGACTTGTTTATGCGCCCTTCCTGCTATTAGGGCGATACGTCGCGCTTAACGAGGCGGTAGTCTCGGCAGCTTTCGAAGTGTAGGTTGAGCTGCGAACCTTGCCGCGTTTAACGAGGTGCGATCTCGGCAGCTGCTCGGGATGTACTTGGGGTGAGCTGCTAACCTTGCCGGAATTTTTGTCCGGAAACTTTATCCGAACCCGGAAGTTCCAAGGTGTGGTATTTTTAGGACCATTAGGTTCCGCCGTCAAGTGCACCAGCGTCACCAATGCGGGAAGTGCAAGCCGCCACTGGAACCACCCATTAGTTACTTAATCCTTACCCATTGATAGCGGTGCCCGCCGAAACGGCGGATGAGCGGCGGCCGATAACCGTAGGTCTCTAACGGCGGCCGGTAGCCATAGGTCTCATCATCGCTTTCATAATAGTTGTTGCGATAGCCGTAGGCCGAGATCGAAGGGAACGGATCGACCACCACCGGACCGCCATAATAGCCGCCATAGTCCGGCGTTACTGGCAATGAGCTAGGACCGCCCCATGTCGAGCTATTCCATCCTCCAACGCCCCAGCCATAACAGCCACACTGAGCAGCAGCAGGAGAGGCCAAAAGAAATAGGCCAATAACCAGAAAAAATGCTTTCATTTCTTAAGCTCCTAAAATTAGCGGCCTATTTGCCAAATTATCGGCCTATTTGGCCGCATCATTTGCCCCTACTTCCAGCCTCGCCAGTCTCATCCACATTTCAAGCGACCTCTGTTTTTGCCGTTCGCGACAACGATACCAGCTTTTCAATTTGATGGCCCTCGTCTTGTCCATCCACTCGCTATCGGACTTCATGCGGTGATATTTAGCAGAGTTACTGCGGTTGCTTGCTGTCCGACATTTTTCAAGGTTAGCTAACCGATATTTGCGAGTAGCTTTTCGACAATGAGCCTGATGTCTGGCCTTCCACTCAAGATCGAGCTTGTTTTTTGCGTAGGAACGACGCTTTGAAGCAATACGTCTTTCTCTGTACTGCTTATATCGATCCTTGCCCTTTTGGCTTTCTCGATAACGACGTTGATAAACTAATTTCCTCTGCCGTTTTTCTTCGTCTGTCATCAATGCCTCGTGGGAAATTCCCTTCCCATAATACTTTGCAAACGTTGCGTCGGCAAATTATCGACATAAGCGCCGAAAGTTTCATCGTCCATTTGCAATAGCTGCTCGATCGAGAGCGGTTCGCCAGGGGGGCTGCCGCCGCCATCCGACAGGGAGCGCGACGCCGCGGCGCCGGCCCGCTCTGCCTCGATCTGGGCGATAGCATTGCGAGACGTGGCGCCGGCCTGCGGCTGCGCCAATGGCGATCGCCCCCCCGATCTGGACGTTGCCGGCTGCCTAGTCGGGGGGGCGGCTTGCTGCGGCTGCGGTGGACGCCAGCCGCGCGCCCTGGCATAGCGCATGATCGTGCGCGTTGGGCTCCTGCTGTTCTGCAGGGCATCGCCGACCAGCTGCCTCTCTTCGGCGTTGAATTCAGCCACGATCCTATCGATCTCCTGCTGCGTGAACTGCACGTTTGGATCGAGCGGGTCCTTGTCGTACAGAGCGAAACTCAATTCCACGAGCCTCGAGTTTTTCAAGAATTGATAGGCCCCTTCGTCGCCCCAGAAATGCCGGCCTTCCTCGGTCTGTGAAAAGCGGGCAGCGTCATTGCCATATTCCCGCACCATGGCCTGATAGTTCAGCTGCTCCTGCGTATCCTCCTGTTGCTGCATGCTGGCGTTGGCCATGAAGATCTGCCGGCGCTGCATCTGCGCGAGCGAGCCAGCCAGATCGATCGAGGGATCGATCGTGTCCTCCAGCATCGGGTTCTGCAGCATTTGCTGCCGGCGCTCATACTCCTGTTCCTGGGGCGTCAGCTGCCGGGGCGGAGGAGGCGCCATCAGCGCATCGTTTAGGATCGCCAGTCTCTCAGCCAATTTGGCTTGGTTTATCCGGCCCTCCTCCAATTGGCTGCGGAACGCCTCGCCGTCCGCCTTGAGCCTGTTCATCAGTCTCTGGTGCTTGCCAAAGCTGATGGACTTTTGTTCCCGCCCGGTCCGCGGGTCACGCGTGATCTGGTCGGGCTCGTCCGTCTCCTCTTCTGCTGGCGGAGCCTGTTTCTTGCCCGGTCCTGGGGCCGGTGGTGCGTCCAGAACAGGCCTGGGCTCTCCAGTACCGGGCGCCGCCTCACCCTCTCCCTCGCCCTCCTCAGGCTCCTGGGGAAGGCTTCTGTCGGCGTCGCGCATGCCGTCAAAGACCGCGCGATCCTCCGGCGTCAAACCTAGCTCGTCGACTCCACCCTCTGCTTCCGGGGTATACCCCTCCTCAACGTCCCCAATGTTCTCCGGCTGAAGGGTGGTCTGTGGTGCTGTTGCTGTCCGAGGCGCCATTGTCCTCTCCCGTCTGTTTCTTCTGTTCGATGATGAAATTCGCCACTTTCAGCCACGTCAAAGCGTCGAGCGGCCCGTGGACTGAATGAGCCCCTTTCGTGACCTTGACCTTCCCGAGCGGCCAGTGCTCGTCCTCGAACGGGCTCATCATCTCCAGCCGGAACCCGTGGAAAGTGGCCACCACGAGGTCGCGGACCTTGCCTTGTTCTCGGTTCCCCCTCACTGCAGGGATAGGGATCGGCTTATCGACCACGACATCGTCCCATTTGACGGTGCCGAGCAGCAGCATGTGGAAATACTCTTGCGCCTGCCGAAGCATGGCGTGCCGCGCCGTAATCATTTCACTTCTCCGAGTCCCGCACCGCTTGCTGGGCCTGTGCGTTTTGCGCCGCTTGCTGGGCCCCCGTCACAGCCTGATATCCAGCGATATCACTGGTGCGCCTGTTGTGCTCGTCCGTCTGCCGCAGTTCTTGCGACTTGAGCCGCTGCTCGCCCTCGGTCTTGCGCTGGTCTTGCTGCATCTGGGCGCCTTGCAGCCCCTGTTGCCCGCCCCTGTCCATAGCGTCAAGCGCCAGCTTGCCGGCTGCGAGCCGATGATCCCCAAAGATCTTGCGCCCCTGCAGCTGCTGATCGCCGGTCTGCTTCTGACCTTGCATAGCCAGCTGCGCCTGCTGGTTTTCCTGATCCATCTGCATCTTCTGCGCGTCGAGCTTCTGCTGCTGCGCGGTGAGATGCGCGGTGATGCGGTCGGTCAGCGCCTTGTGCCGGTCGGTCTCCGCCTTGTGCCGGTCGATCATGGTGCCATGGGTCTCGACCGCGGCGCCATGCCGAGCCACCGCGCGGTCGGTCGCATCGTTGAGCATGTTGCTCGTGTGCTGCTCTTGATCGATGTTGCCCTGCTGCAGCGCATTGTGCGCCTCGACCAGCGTCTGATGCGCCTTGGCCCGGTCTAGCTCCGCCTTTGCGGACGCGCCCATATTCGAGATGTGGTGCTCGAACCCAGCGACATCGTTCTTCGCCAGCAGGTTCTGAGCCATTGCCAGATCGTAGGTCGCAGTGGATGTGGTAGCGCCGGCTTTCGCGTTCTGCATCTCCGCGGTGGACTGGTCCTTATTGATCTCCGCAGTGAGCTTGGAGATCGCCAGCTGCTTCATCGTCTCCTGCCACTGAGCCTGCGCAGGATCTTGCACCTGCTTCTTCAACATCGTCTTCTTCAGCGCAGTGACGAACGCAGACGGCAGCGGCGAGTACTCCAGCGCCAGGATAAATAGCTCGGGATCTGCCAGGAACTGATCTTTGAAGGCCGCTAGCATCGGCTGCATCACGGCCCAGTTCGCCTCCTTCATATTGGGTGAAGTCGGCGCATCGTCGACCACAACATCGAAGGTGCCGGTGGTCTTATCCTTGCTGATGGATACCACCTGCGTGTACTCCTGGCCCGCGACGCGGATCATGGTGCCCTCTGGAATACGCGTCTGGATGAACCATAGCCGCTTGCGGCCGATGATCTTGAGAAAGCCACGCAACGAGTCGAACATGGTAGCCAGCACAGTCATACCGGCTTGCTTGCGCATGTGCTCGATGATGCCCGGCTGATCTTTGTCTGCCTGCCCGAGCAGTTCGAGGTTAATGCCGGTTACCGCGGTGATCGACTGGATCGCGTAGGTCAGCAAATTGACATAAGCGGAGGCGTCGCCTTGACCGGGCTTGGGGATGACTTTGGGCTTGTTGCCTGATAGGGCCCCCGGCGCCATCCACGTGATGCCCTCCGGCATCGCATAGGTCTCTTCCGCCTGCCGTTGATCATCAAACGCATCAGCCTCGGCAAGGATGCCGCCCTTTGCCGTGCTATTCATGATCTGCATGATCTGGCTCATGAACTTATTGGCCCACAGCTGCGGATCACGCATCACGCGCACGAGCCCGTACCATTGCCGCTTCTTGGCGTCGAAGGCTCCGGTGATGACGCCCCAGGAGAATTGCTGGCCACATGGCGCCGGCTGCACCTTGTCGAGCAGGGACTCGGAGCCGAGGAAGGCCTGATAGTAGCGCCAGCGATAGGCCTTGCGCGCGTGAATAGCGATATTCGCTCCGACCTTCTTGCCGATCTGCTTCATCCTGGCGGAGATCTTGGCATACTGATCTTCGTCATACTCCTGCACAGTGTTGGTCGCGGCGTCGGCAACGCGATAATAGGCCTCCTTCTCTTTCCACTGCACCACCACGATCGTCACCTCGTTGCGGTCGTCATAGTCCTCCCACAGCGCGGTGTTTTCATCACGGATGCGCTTCTCCTCGATGCTCTTGAGAGTAGCTTCGTCAAGGTAATTTTGGTTCGCCCACTGCGCATCGATCTGCAGCCGGCTCTTGCCTGGGAACATCTGCAGCCCATCGATCAGCGGCATCCGGCGCAGGCGCCCCATGCGGCGGCTGTCGCGCAGGTTCTTCTTGCGTGAGGTGCGGTCCCAGACGAACTCCCGGCTGTCGATCTGTTCCTCGATATACTGCCCCTCTGCCTCATTCTCATAGCTGTAGCGCGCCTCGGAGACGCCCAGGCCAGTGCCCATCGCTTGTTGAAAGCACTCGGACTGCTCGTCCTCCGCATCGCAGCCGTCGCCCATCCATTTCGAGGTCGCGGTGAGAAGCTCGTTCTTGGCAGTGTCGTCATTGTTGCGGGGGATGAAGTTGATCTCATGCCGGCCGTTGATCTCCATGCCGGCAATGGCGCGCAGGATGGTCTCGATACGGTTAAAGACGATGTGCGGGCGCCCCTGCTCGTCTAATAGCTGCTTGTCTTCGTCCGAGAGCTGATCGCCGGAGATGAAGCCCAGATCGTCGGTGGCCTGCTTGCGCCACTTCAGGGAATATTCGAGATCAGAGATGATGTTGGCTTTGAGAATGCGGAATTGCTGCTGCGGCGTTTTCTTCGATAGGGGTATCAGCGCGCGCCGATCGGCCTCGTCGGACCCCGACATCCCATCGTGTTCTGATCCCGGAGTGACGTCT